ATTTTGACAATTTCAGGTATATTACTATATAAGCAATCATATATTTTTTCATTTAATGAATCTTTAGCTTGGGGAACTGCATTACACACATCGCAAATTTCATGATAATTAAAATGATCACACAAAGGTCTTTCTTCAAATGTATTCATTCGATCGACAATACTGCGTTGATTTGCAAAATGTTTTTGAGATTCTTTAACACAAAATGAGATTAATTCAGACAACGAAATATTAACGAGTTCTTTATTGTCATCTTTAACAACAACAAATTCAAATGATTTAATATCATCATTTGCTTGTCGTGCTTTTTTGACAGTAAAAGCCCATAAATCTATAGTATCAAATTGTTCTTGTCTAAGTCTCATTGTATTATGTTCTCTATATTCTGGCTTCACACTAACACTTATGTGATAATTAAATCTGCTCAAAATAGAAGAAGGACAATTAGAATATGAACCAGCATCAATACTATTTATATTGGTTGTGCCCATAACTAACAATGGTCTCATTTGTATTTTCCCTTTGAGTTCTGCAATAGGACTCAAAACGGCTTTAGGCAAATTATTAACCATGTCAATTACCATTTGTAGAGGAGATTCTTTTACAAAATTTTTATTAGTGTTTGCAATATCATCTAAAACAACTACGGAATGTTTAGAACGAAATTCAGATTGGAAAGCATCATTAGCATTAAGATTGATAATATGATCCTTAGAAAAAGCAAAACCATTTGACAACATTATAGGTCGAATTAGATTTTCAAGACTAGTTGATTTTCCTACACCAGAAACTCCGTTAAATAACAAAGAAAATGGGCGCATTCTAATACTAGCTTTATCAATTTCTGATAACATTTCATGTTGTGCTTTTTTCAATTCCAATAATTTGGACAAAATCACATTTTTCTCCATTCCTTCAACAGTCTTAGATAAAGCAGTAAATTTAATAACTAATTCATCCAATTCTGCCAATACAGAATGTTCATTCTTACCATATTTATTCAAAACATCAATTTTATAGTCTCTAACATCGACAAGAACATCAGCATATCTAATAAAAAGATCATTCGTCTCATCATTTATTTTGAAGAGAGAAAAGAAATCTTTTGTTTCTATAG